TGCTGAAAGTCGATATCCGAATCGTGCATCATATTGAATGCACCACCATTAACTTTGTCGGCTAACTCTCTAAATGTTCTTGTTCCAGAAAATGAACTCGCTCCGTAGAAATAATAAAGCTGAATGCAGTTTTCCGTAGCGTATCTAAACAGCCCATCGAATGCAGCCTCGGTCATTGATTCTGGCGTGTCGCCGCCGAAAAATACGACCTTACGCACAGTGTTTGTCCATATCGAGGAAACGGCAGTAGACTCTAAATCCTTGCCAACTTCAAGGCTAGGAGCATAAAGATTCTTTCTGATTAAATAAGAGATTACTTCTACCTCTCCATAAGCTGCGGTTACGGTCGCTCCCGACAAAAGCGTATCTAGCGATGTGAATAAATTTTGATTATTAGCCCCAGCAGAATCGGGCGTCTTTACCGTCATGAACTGTTCCGAATTATGATAGGTAAAATTAGAAATAGATAAGTTGTTGGACAGATCGTATTTATACGATACGCCAGATGCAGTTTTCCAAATCGCGGCTCTTACTGAAGTGTAACCAGCCGTCATCTTCGCAATCATTTCCTTTAGGTTGCGCCGAATAAGCGACCTATAGGCGTAACTCATATTTTGATCGACAACGAAAATGATATCTACGTTGTTTGGATTAGCTGGATAATTTGCGCTTGGATAAACATATCTACGATCTAAACCGTTTCCGCCCAAAGGATAATAGTTCGAAGGAATCTTTACCTTCTTCATTCGAACGTCAAAGGCACGCTCTGGGAACGAACTGAAAGTTCGCGAATCGAACTTCATACCAACGTGCGCAGTTAGAGGGTACGAGAAATTACGATCAACAACTTCAGTAATACTATCCACCGAAACTTCGCGTCTAACTAGCGGAGAAATAGTTTCTTCGCTTCGCTTTTCGATTTTTATGTAGCGATCCTTACCGTCAACAGACTCTGGAAGGATAATCTCGTCCTGCGAATCAAGAATATTAGTCTTTTGCGCAGTCTTAGAGAATGTGCTTTGAGAAGAATCGGTTGGATTTTCTGCTCCTTTTGCGAATCTAAACGGATTTAAAATTTTCATCTCCTAAGTAATATTATTCTGTAATCGTAAATGTTCTAACTCCATCTGTGCCACCAGTTAATTTAACTACTCCCTTTGGAGATTGAGCGTCGATATAAATTGTATGAGAGCCAGTAGCTAACTGAGAGGTAATTTCGGCTGGAATGGTAAACGAAAAATTGCCGCTGCTATCTATTTCTTGACCATTAGCAAATACAACGATTGGCTGATTGCCTTGCGCTGACGGAGTGTCTATTCGCGCCTCCAAAGAAATAGCTGGTTTAGTGACGGTTGTCGCTCCAGAAGTCGCTTTAAAAGTAGCTGTGCCTGTTAAAGTGATAACGGCACCTTTAGCATAAGAAGCTGAAGACAAGGCATTAAACGTGGCCGTTGTTCCACTTTCTCCGACTAACGTATAAGTATAGTTAGCTACCGAAGCATACGGATTAGAGAACGGAGATCTGGCAATCTTTTTTAAGAAATAAATCAAACCAAGAGAAGTGGAATAGTTTCTCTTGTTTAATTTGATCGCGGCCAACTCTTCTGGTGTGTATTGAATAGACATGTCAATTATGGCGTGATCACTGGGATGTTCTTATAGATATCGTCGGTTCCGAAATCAATCGGAGCGACCGTAGCGCGAGAACCGATTCCGCCAACCATAGAAGCAGGATTATAGTTGGTATTGATGTAGTAAGCGGACCCTTCTCTTTCTGCGTCTTCGATTGTACCGTCGCCAATAGTATAAGCGTATGGAGACTGAACGAGTCCGTGGAAGTTAACGTCTTTAATTTGAATATTTGGATCTCCGTCTAAACCCCACATCAAGCGTAAATTAAGTGTAGATTCCTTTGCTGTTCCGGCAGTCTTACCAGAGTCTACCGTGTCAGACAAAGCCTCTATGAGAAAATTAACTCTTAGCCGTTTTACGTCACGATTTCTAATCTGATATGTAAATATGAACGGGTCTTGCGGCGTTGAAGGCCATCCGTCACTTGAACGCGCCCAGCTAGTGAAGTTTCTGCCGTCGCTTTTTATATCGTCTTGAGTAGTGATTGGACCTAGCAATTTAAAACCAGCAGGCTTTGTAATGTAGGCGTTTTTAAAACTCGGCAAGGATTTCTGTTTCTCTGTTCCAAAATTAACCTCGACCATTATACTGCGATAATTATATTCTCCATTGGCATTCATGACAGGAACGCCATTGAGATAAATACCTTTAAGCATATCCAAGCCGTAAACTTTTTTCCCGAATGGATCGACAATGCCCTCGATTGGACCTTCGCAAAGCAAATCTACGATCTCTGCTACAGAAATAGATTTTTTGAGCTTCTTTGTAGAATCTGGAGGTTGAAGAACCGCTTCCATTCCTCTGAAAAATCTTAAAGGATTGAGAATCTTCATTTTACAGATAAGACGGTGGATTTAGCAGCGATTCAATCGGAGGAGTCGATCTTACGATGCTCTCTGCTTGCGTAGACAGAAATGTAACACCAACTCTAACAGTCGGAGATAAATATTTATTAACGCCCTTTGTTACTTCGCATTGCCAGTACGAAACATATCTTGCGTAGCCAGTATCTCCGCGCTCTGCCGTAAATGTAACTAAACGTTGGTTGTCGGCCTGAATTGTAGCCAAATCAAAAGCCTCTGATGCAAATGCTCCAGTTCCCGAAAACGCAGTTGAGTTTTTCTTAAACACGGTTCCAACTGTAGCTGTCGTTGCTCCGACGCTCGTCCAGTTCGCGCCCGTTCCAACTACATTGATGCGATACTTTTTACCAGCGATCATTGAAGCTGCCGGAATATCGCCTCGTTGATTGTAAATGGCTTGATTTAATGGAATCAAGTTGTCGTAGTTCTTTCTATTCAGCATTTGATTCTCGCTGACTGTTTGATAAGATGCTGCACCAGTTCTTCTGTAAGAGATCGTGAATTTGTTCTGAGACGCGCCAGCCCTCATTCTCGCATAAATTCTATGATAACCAGTTCCGAGTCTAACTGCCGTAACAGTTGGCGAGGTGTCTTCAAGATGACTAGAAGCAGCGATGCCGTTGACATACAAATCCACGAATGCATCGTTTTGATCTTGCAGTTCAATTTTGAAATCGTACTGATAAACAGGAGCAACTTTACCGTTGCCAGTTGCAGCAGTTGCATTTTTTGTGAACGTCATCCCAACGACTGGAGTTACAGAGCCGACTCCGATTGTTGACCATTGAGCAGGATCTCCAACCTTTGTAATTTCGTATATCGTTCCATTTACAGCCGAAAGCACGTTAATTTCTCTTACGCTTAATAGGTCTGGAGAAACTAACTCCGATGTTTTATTTAGCGGAATGTAGAAGTAGCCGATAAATTCTAGGGTATATTGGCCCATTTGCGAATCGTTATCAGTAACTTTCGAAACATTTACGTTCGAAAATTCGTCGAAGTATAGGTCTTGCTTATTTGGGAGTCTAACATAGCTCAGGTAAGAGTCGAGAGCAGCGGAGTTGACAGGAACATCTTCTGCCGTCCATTTTGAAGCGTCAGTCGGCAAATAACCTTGAGAAATTGCTGTAGCACGATAAATAAGCTCGCGAATCGGAGGAATGAATAGCGACCAAAAACTATTGGTCGTTAGCTTCATAACGCTCGTCTTTTCATATTCGTTTAAAACATCGGACGACTGTTCAACGACCGTGTATGTTTCAGTGCCAGAAAATGAACCTGCCAGAGTGTATGTGAACGTCGTGTCGTTAACTCTAGTGATCGTGTACGTTCCATTCGGATCAACAACAAGCGAAGGAGAGCCAATCAAATTCGATATTTGAACCGTTGATCCATTTAGTTCCGTCAGATTAATAGGATTGAGCGGCGTGGCCGAATCGCCAAGAACAACCGTCACAACGCTATTTGTGCGCGATGCGCTAGCAATATAAGACTTTTTGATTGGCGGTGGAGTTTGAAGTTGCGCAGAACCCTCTGAAACTGTATAAGTTTCGGTTCCAGTAACTGTACCGTTCAACGTGTAAGTGAATTGCGTTACGCTTGTTACCGTGATCGTATAAGTACCGTTTGGATTAGCGTTGCCTTTGCTCAATCCAGAGATCACTGCTTTTAAACCAGATTCGAATCCATGATTCGAAGAAGTCGTAATAGTAACAGTAGAAGCGGAACGTGTCGCAGCGGTTATCGTTGCTGTTGCCGGAATATTTGCCGTACAACTATAATAAATACCAATAACATTAACGATTTCGCCAAAAACATATCGAGTATTGTTATTCCAAGCTGGCTTTGGCAGTTTTTCGAATTGGCTTGGTCCCCAGATCACTAGCGATCCAACGGGATACGAAATCATGTAGTTCGAATCTTCGCGACTTTGCGCAGCATCAGAAATTAATTTAAATTCCTGCGGACGCGAAAATCTGTAAACCATGCCGTCCGAGAAAGAATAAGAGTTCTCTTGCTGAATCGTGCCTTTGTTTCCATCAGAGCTTTTGAGCAATGTCCATTTGTACGTTAAGTCTTCATTGAATGAAGAAACATTTGGATTAGAGATCACTTCGCCGTTCTGCTTGACGCGAAGTTCAATGACGTTCGAAGACACTTTCTTCGCGGACTTTGATACGATATCGACGTAAGACTCAGACAATTCGACTCCAACAACAGTCGGAATATCGTCGAAGATAGCCGTTTGGTTAGAGCGATAACCGTCGATTTCAAGCTCATCAACGCCTTCGTAGACCGGAATCGTATCAATCGGTTTAGTAGCAGGAGCCATTAAACTGCGCGTATCTTGACCTAGTTTGTAATTGCTGACGGACGCGCTAACCTGAGAAGAACCAATCATTAATCTACCGTACCCGACTGGAATGGCTTGGCCTTGAGACGTGTTGCTCGGCTTGCTACCGAATAGATAAGACTTGCCGCCAGCAGAAACTTCTTGATTAAAATCAGGTTTCGGAGGCGGGAACAAGATGCCAGTTACGCCTTGAATAAATAAAGCAGCCGCTAAGAAGTTCAGTGCAGTTCCAAGGCCAGCCAGTGATTTGCCAGCAGCCAGTGCTGGCACTAAAGCAGTTGTTCCTAAACCGCCAGTTGCCACCACGATTGCAACGGCAGCGACAATCAGTAAAATATTTCCAAGATTTTTGCCTGCACCCCAAATAACGGGAACTAAATGAATCTCTTTCGGAGTTTTTGTGATATCGAGTTCCGCGATGTTTTCTATTACTGCATCGTCAACAACGATGCGATAAAATACGCCCTTCGAAGCCAAACGCTTGACTGCGTTTAAAAATCCTCTGCGATTCGCATTGATAGCTGAAAAAGCTTCTCTCGGTTTCGAGATATTATATCGAAACTCATGCCCAAACAAGTTACGCAACTCTCCGTGAAGATAAATATTAGTCATAGTTTTTCTTTAACAGATCGACGTACTCTTTCTTCACATGCGAAATTTTCGGCATGACCAGATTAAACTTCTCAGATTGCTTGCTATAAATAAGATAAGGAATGCAAGAGTTGTCGCAGTTGAACTGATCGAACTTAGACTCTTCTTCGCCAGTAGTCGGGTGCGAATGGTAAATCGCAACAAGCTTGCCAGAGCGCATCTTTTTTAAGATTTCGAGCGGATGAATCTCAAATACATCATCTGCGTAAGAGGCGATATTCTTTGCTGGCTCAGATTTGAATTCGCCATCTTCGTAAGTCACGAATCCACAAACCTCTAGCGATGAAGATGCTGCGTGTTCAATTATTGTTTTCATTACTGATTAAAGTTGATTGGATACTCTTCTGTTCCGGGGAAGCCGCCGAATGGAAGCTCATTGTTCTTGCCAAAACGAAGTTTGCATCCCGTAATAGACTTTGAGCACTGATCGGCCATCCAGAACTCTTTATTGATCGATGGATTTTTGCCTGCCGAAGAAGTGTGAGCTTTAACGCAAATGTAAAACTTTTGTAAAGGACGCCAGTTCGGATTTTTATTAATATCTTCTTCCGAGACTTTCACGTTGCTGTTTTCAACGTAAACGAAATCGCCTACCGAATATGCTGTGGCAGCTTTCCATAACCCCTTGTTTACCTTGTTTGCTAAAGAAGTTGATGTTCCAGCGTTGACATCGATTGCAGTGACAAACTCTTTGTCGTTATCGTCTGCGACTGGAGGACCATTAAATCCACAGCCATTACCGCGATAATGGAACGAACAATAGCGCGACATCACGATTCTGCGAGGAAACGTAACGTTCTCTAGCTCTAGAGGCGAGGCCAACTCAAACTCTACGATAGCCCGATTCTCGGAAGAACGGCGCAAAATAAAGAAGACTTGATCTTCCAAACCAGCAGTAGAGTCTGCTGAACCGTAAGGATTCTTGGAATCCGAGAAGTTGTTGTTATCCAAGAATTTCAGAAAAGTTCTTTTTCTGACTACCTTTGCTCCAACAAGGTTGTTGTAGCGGCGAATTAAGTTAGAAACAAAGAAATCTTGGTTCGATACGGTCAGTTTCGGGCGCGGAAGCGACCCGTCTCCTTTAGATTCGAATCCAGAGCTTTGAATCGGAAATGGAGAATACTCTTGTCCCTGCCAATAGATCGGGCCATTTATTCCATTTGTCCCGCCGTGAATGTAAAGTTTCTCGTCTGGCTGATTAACGTAATCATAGTAAATAACGAAGAATTCCAAAAGAGCCGTTGGCTCTAGTGAAAAAAGCTCCGCATTGACTTTCTGATTAGACTCCTTAGACATTTCCTTTTACCTTTAGATTATATTACACTAGTGAACGATAAAAACCAGATAAAAATAGACGCTTTGCAGATAGAGAAGATGCGTCTTAACGACATACCCGACGTTTTGCGGCTCGCTTCGAAAGCCCAGTCTAAGCTAAAAGTTTTTGCAATTGGTGCGCCATCTGTTATTTTTAAACAAGTTTCGCTAGTTTTGCAGCAAAACTTCAGAAGTTCGTTCGTTTTCCTATCGAACGATAAGATTGTGGGAGCTTTTGTTGTTAAGCGTGAAACGAGCATCTCGGCAGAGATTGTTTACTGTTTCTTCTCTCCAGACTTTGATTTGCACGAAAAAGCGGCAGAAATGCTTAAAAACCATTTAATTTCATCAAAATTTTCGGTACTTTCGACCAAAATAAGCAAAACGAGAAAAGACTACGACTTGTTAATCGAGTTTATGAACGCGCTGAAATTGACGGAAATTCTAGCCGAAAACGACGCTTTTCAAACGATTTCTACTAAAAAGCCTTGACTTTACGTCAGAATCGCGTAAGTTCGTTGCGTGAAATTCGAAAGGCTAATCCAGCTTGCTCGCAACTTAGTTATCTACGACGACATTGACCTCCGTTGTCGGCATTTTGCGTTCATTCTGGATAAAAATCGAATCGTTTCAATCGGAAAGAATTCTAAGAAAGGTCATCCGATCAATCAGAAGTTTGGCTATCCGAGCGGCTGCGGTCTTCACGCCGAAGCTAGTGCAGTTATCAAGTCGGGCAAGATCGACCATTCTAGACACACGATGGTCACGTTTCGCATCGACCGTAATAATAACATCGCTATGGGCAAGCCGTGTAGTCATTGCCAAAAACTTTTAAATGATGTTGAATTTAAGAATGTTTTTTACTCTAATGAGAGTGGAGAGTTTGTTCGCTCAAAATGAATATTTTAATCATCGAAGCTACCAGTAAACGCAAGCCATTAGCACAAGACTATAGCGACACGTCAATCGTGCATTGTCGCAACAGTCTGATCTTAAAGAATGCGCTAGGAGCCGACTTGCTAGACGGCGAGTATGCACTGCCAGAAGTCTTGTCGAAGCAGTACGACGTTATCGTTTGCGCCTATGCGTCTCCGTATATGCCGCACGTTCCGTACAGAGAAGTCTTGAAAAAGAATCCGAACGCTCGTTACGTTTGGCTCGTAAACGATCACGACATCGAAGACAACCAGCTTTTGCGCTGGGGAATCGTTGAGATGGGCATCAAGTACGACATGATCTGCAACAATCCAAGATCGGGCTATCGGCACTGGATATTGAACAAGAACATCGCAAATAAGAAGTTAAATGACTTTATTGGCGAGTGGTTAACGGTCAACTTGAACTCTTTGATTATGGACACGTTCGCGCCCGTTGACTTGAGCGCAAAGAACGGCATCATCTACTACGGCACTTACCGCAAGTGGCGACAAGCATCGTTCCAAAAGTATCTCACAAAAGGAGTGTCGCTCTCTGCTTCGAATAAAAATTGGAAAAAATTCAAAGCGATCAACTGCGATTGCGAGTATTTGCCGAAGCTAGAATGGACAAAGAACAACGAAGACCTTCGCAAGTACAAGTACTCGATCTACATCGAGGACGAGCATACGCACAACAATTATGCTTTCTTGGCGAACCGATTCTACGAGGCACTAATGACCGATACTGTCGTCTTGTTTGACTCGGCGTGCAGCAACACGATTTCTATGTGCGGCTATCCGCTTTCGGAAAACATCATTATTACTCCAGAAAAGTTGCAAATGGGCTTGACAAACTATGTCAACACGCTCAATTTTGAAGCTGAACTCAAGCACCAGCGTTCGTTTCTCGACAAAGCATACGAGGAAAAACGAGCGACAATCGAACAAATAAAGAACTTCTTAACATGAAAGCAAAAGCGAGATTCGTAATCCCGAACGTTTCGGCTCAAGCAATTGGCGTTGACTTGCGCGAGCTTTACGATATTGAAATCACGACCAACACTGAGTCTCTTTATCCAGACACTCACTTTGCTACGGTCAAAGTGCCTGAAAAGGCTCCAATGCAAATTCAAATTGCCGACGTGTCTTTCGTGCCGCATGGCATGACGATTCGTTGTTGGTTCGTATTCGATCCAGAAAGCGCATCGCCCCGCTTGTTCCAAGGAGCAATTTCAATCACCAACTCATGAACAGATACTTACTTCTTGAAGACGTGATCGTACAAGCGGACTGCCCGATTGAAAATCGCGAGAGCGATAGGGTCGTTCTTAATAGCGGAGAAGAGATCGTTATCTTTGGCGAAACAAACGATTTGTTCGATCCAACTTTGCGCTATCTAGTTACAAATAACGGTTGGATTCTTAAAGTGCCCGACGAAGATTTTAAATTTTTTAAATCAATATAATGACCTCTGAAAAAGAAAGCGAAAACACAGTTTTCGAAGCTTACAAGAAAGTCAAAGAAGACGTTGAGCTTCTGCTCGGCAGAAAAACGACGCGCAAAAACTACAAGCAAGCCATCGTTGATGTTTCTTCAGAGATCGTCTCGAAATCGCTAGAAGGCGACTCGTCGAATGTCGAACAGATATCGCGCATTTCAAATTTCTTTGACGAGTGCAAGTATTTGCTCGGTCAAGTTGTGTGGAGTCAAGTCGAGCACAAGAGCATCAAGATCGAAATCTCTTACGATAATTTGTCGATCTCTCGATGGGACATTCCGATTGATATGATCTTCACTCACGAAGACACGTTCAAGGCGGCGTTCCCACTGATTCAACAAAGCTTCGACGACGTTTTCAATTCAAGCTTTCTCAATCCTCTCGTTCGCAAGTATATCATGGACGGCGACGAAGCGTCGATCAAGTGGCTTTACACGATCTACGAGAAGTCATCTCCAGAAACGTGTCTCGCTATTTCTACTATGTTAAAAGAGACGTTTCCCGCTTTCTATAAGCATATTACCGAAAAGCTTGACGTAATGAACACCGAAGAGATCGGAAGCACGAAAAAGAAGCGATCAAATAAAAAGATCAATAAGACTAAAAAGTAATCGTTTATGCCGTACCTAAACGCTAACATTCCCGTCTTCGCCGCTTACGTTAAAAGTGATTTTTTATACAACAACGAGAACAAAAAAACCGACTATGTTTTATGCGAGGTGTTTGGGATTACTAGCTTAACAAGACGGTGCTTAACGTTTCAAATAATGACAGAATACGGTTCGCGCCATGATCGCGTTCCGATTCATTATTTAGTTAACGAACCAGAGCACTCGGATTTACCGCTCGATTGGCTTCAGCTTTGGGACTGCTTCTCGTACAACTTGTCTGTTACTCGCTGGGAATACCACAAGAACGCTAAAGTTAAAATTCAATTAAAGAACCGTGAATGGATCGAAGGCAAATATCTTTTTACAATTGATTGGCACGACAACCCCGATGCTGCGTATGGCTACTCGGAAATGGCGGGTGGCCATAAGTGCGGTCACGTCATTTGGGGCGTGAGCGACAAAGATGGCAAGCCAGTTAATCAGCTATTTTGCCAACCAAATAATCGCGTAATCTGGACCGATGGTGGAGCTTTTATTTCTAAAAAATTAGAAAAGCCTGACTGGAAAGTCTTTACGCAAGAATTTACTTGCGAAGGCAACAGCAAGTGGGTAGCAGAAGATAACTGGGATTACTTTTACCAATTCAAAAAGGAATGATCGAGGTCGAAATAACTAAAGATATGATCGAGCTTGCGCTAGAAAGAGCGGCGCAAGTTCCGCTGCTTCGCAACTCGGACACGCAAGGTCACGGTACAAAAATCGCCGCACTGAGCGATCTTATGGTACAAAAAGTTTGGGGCGGTAGGATCATGTCCGACAAGAGTTACGACTTCGACTGGATCTCTCCGAAGCTTTTTTTATTCGAAATAAAAGCCAAAGAGCGAAACGTTGTGCCTGAACCTTGGCACAACTGCACGGTAAAAGAGTACAACACGAACCAGCGGTGCGACTACTACTTGTTTACTAGTATCTTTGGCGACTATAGCCGAGGATGGATTCTCGGTTACATCGAAAAGAAAAAGTTTTTCGAAAACGCTCGGCTCTTCAAGAAAGGCGAGATCGATCCCGATCCTCGCGGCGACCGATACGCTTTTCCTTCGAACTGCTACAATTTAAAAATTGAACAATTAAGCTGCAAATAGGCTTGACTTTTGAAATCAAGCTTGGCAGAACATTGCGATCATGAACCTCGCCCTCTGTTGCATCTCAAATATCCTTGCGGAACAAGGTCACAAGTTCCAGACGATGACGTACACGCGCTTTGCCGCTTTACCGCGAGACGAAGCTTTACGCATCTTGTCCGAGCGCATTTTAAATAACTTTTTAGTCACCGACAAGACTATCGAGCACTGCGCAAGCCTCGGCATCGCTGGCTATCGCCTCTCGTCTAGTCTCACTCCGGTCATCGATCACCCCGACGTTGACCTTCAGCTAGAAGACTTGCCCAACTGGACAGAACTGTCTGCGGCTCTAGCGTCGATCAAGGCAACAATCGAGCGCACCAAAGTTCGCATCTCGGCTCACCCATCCGAATACGTCTCACTCACTAGCGAGTCGCCAACGGTCATCGCTAACAGCACTCGCGATCTCATTTCTCACGCTAATTTGTTCGACCGCATCGGCTTGCCAAACGATTATCGTTCGCCGCTCAACATTCATTGTCGTCAAGACGGCAACGCAAAAGAAATTTCGCAGCGTTTTCTCAGCAACTTCAACAAGCTGCCGAGCAACGTTCAGTCGCGGCTGACGCTAGAAGTAAACGATAACGTGAACGGCACTTGGAATCTTTCGAATCTGTTCTCTCACTTCTTCAAGACTGCTGGCATTCCGATCACTTACGATTCGCTGCATCGCCAGTTTTGTAACAGCGGCAATTCCGATGGGCAAGACTTTATGCTCGCGTTCAGTACATGGAACACGACGCCGCTATTTCACTTTTCCGAAGGCATCAACGGCACCCGCAAGCACGCCGATATGCCA